TCTCGGTAAGATAGTTGAAATACCTGCGACTATAGATAGTGAAGGAGAAGAATCAACACCTCCTGTATATTATAGTGGAGTATTTTATGACCTAATGACTACAGAAGAATATGACTTTGGAATTAACGAGATATTTCCTACAGATAGTAAACACTCTTTCTTAGGTTACGAAAAGAACGCTGATGGAATAGATGTAGACCCTGATGAATTAATAATAGAATAAAATGAAGAATAATTTACTTTCAATAGATTTAAGCAGTTCAGCAGCTCCAAAAGTACAAGAAGTTAGAGGACGTGATTATATAGAATACTCGGATGAAGACGGACTATGGAAGAACCTATACCCAAACTTCTTAATTGATCTATATTACAACTCAAGTACCCATGCGGCGATTATCAATTCCACCTCAGAGATGATTGCTGGTTCTGATATTGTAATTGATTCAGACGATACTAATTTAGATGCTTTTGTTAAGTTAAAGAAGTTCCTAAGAAACGCTAATAGTAATGAAACTTTACATCAAGTAATTAAAAAAGTAGCTTTTGATTTTAAACTACAAGGAGGGTACGCTTTACACGTTGTCTACAACCAAGCAAGAACAGAAGTAGCTGAAGTGTACCATGTGCCTGTAGAACGTGTAAGAGCAGGAAAACCTAATGAATTTGGCAAAGTGGACACTTACTATATAAGTTCTGATTGGAGCAACGTAAGGACACACAAGCCTTATCCTGTAGCTGCATTCAATACTAATGATAGAACTTCAGGTAGTCAATTAATATATACAGGCTCTTACAGTCCTAACATGGATATATATTTCACGCCTGACTCTTTAGCTGGTAATAATTGGGCTTTAATTGATTCTAAAATCTCGGAGTATCATTTGAATAATATCAATAACGGATTCTCAGGAAGTTATATGTTTAGCTTCAATAATGGAATACCTACACAAGATGAAAGAAATAAGATTGAAAGCGGTATAAAAGCAAAACTAACTTCAGCAGCTAATGCAGGGAAGTTTTTAATGTCATTTTCAGATGATAAGACTAGAGCACCTGAAATACACTCTTTAAACTCTGCTGACCTTTCTGAGCAATACATAACTTTACAATCATTAATAGTACAGAATATCTTAACGGCTCACAGGGTAACCTCTAAAACGCTTTTAGGAATAGACTCTGCTGATGGATTCTCTAGTACAGCTGATGAGCTTGAAACGGCTGCTAGTTTCTACCAAAACCAAGTTATAATACCATTCCAATTAAACATATTAGGAACGCTACAAAAGATATTTGCGGTCAATCAAATGGATTTGCCTGTTAGCTTTGTACAACTTAAACCTATTACAGTCCAATTTGATTCTGATACACGAAAATCAGTTATGACGGATGATGAAATAAGAGAGGAATTAGGACTTCCTAGCTTAACAGTAGAACAAGAGGAAGAAAACTTATCTACTGAGCTATCAGAAGAAATAGTAGAAAAGACTGAACTAGATTCTTTCATTGAAGAATTTGGAGAGGATATGTCAGACGAATGGGAACTTGTAGAAGAAGAAGTAGTAGACGGAGAACACCAAGACTTTAACTATGAAGAAGTATTAAACGAACTAGCAGGAGAAAAGATTCAACTAGCTTCAACAGGTAGAGCTATTCCTGGACGTAAGTCAGAGCAAGACGGACTATCTAAAAAGTCTTTTGATTACTTTAGAGTTCGTTATGTTTATTCTGAAGATAACTTTTTAACGAGTAAGTCAGGAGAGAAAAGAGAATTTTGCAGAAAAATGATGGCTGCAAAGAAACTTTATCGTAAGGAAGATATTATCAATATGGGTAAAATAGAAGTCAATGCAGGTTGGGGAGCAAGAGGTGCTAATACTTATTCTATTTGGTTAGCAGACCAACAAGATTGTTGTAACTCATTGAATAACAACAGATTAGACTTGTATAAGGGCGGTGGGAACTGCCATCATTTCTGGAGCAGACGTATCTTTAAAACTGTAATAGGCGAGTCTAGAACTACTAAGATTGAAGACGCTGATATGATAGGTTACACAAAGGCTAAGTCAGAAGGCTTTACAGCTCAAAAGAATGATAATTTAGTTGCAACACCACCAAAGAAAATGAAAAATAACGGATTTTTAAAACCTAGAAGCTAATGTCATACGTCCTTTTTATATCAGAAGAAAAACTAAAAGACTCTACAGCTATAAACTTAAATGTAGATAATTCTATTTTACTTCCTTATGTTTTACAGAGTCAAAAACTATATGTTAAGACTAAACTAGGCACTGATTTATACGAAAAACTAGAGGCTTTGATTACTGCTGGAACGGTTGGTTCTGCGGGTAACGAGGCTTATAAGACTCTGTTAGATGATTACATAGGTTCAATGTTGCCAAATTACGCTTTATACCATTGCATTCCATTCCTTAGATTTAAAGTAGAAAACGGAAACATCTATTCTAAAAGTTCTGAAACAGGAACAGCTATAACTACTGAAGAAAGCCAACACCTAAGGGAAGAAGTTTTAAATACAGCACAATATTTTACAGAAAGAATGATTGACTACATTTGTAATAATTCAACTCTATTTCCTGAATACACGACAAATAGCGGATCAGATGTAGATCCTTCAAAAGATGCATACTTTAATGGATTACACTTATAATGAAGAAACACTACAAGCCAAAAACTATTAATATTATTAAATTAAAATCTTACTTAGATAAGAAACCAAAGACAAATGAACGACACACTACAAGTAGGAATAGCTAATACAGCGGCAATAGCTTTTAGCATTACACAAGTTAATCAAGTATTAACTCTAGTATCTCTGACTCTAGCAATAGCTTATACAATATATAAATTTGTCAAATTTGAAGAACAACAAGATTAATCTATTAATAGAACGTGAAGACTTTACAGTTCAATCTACAATAGGAACTTTATACCTTAATGGTGGTAGGATTTGCGACACCTTAGAAAACTCTTGGCAAGATAATAAAGTCAATATTAGTTGCATACCTGAAGGCGAGTACTCTGTAAGACTAAGAACGGCCAGAGAGTCAGCTTCAAGGGATTATTTACATCTATTAGTTGAAGACGTTGAGGGTAGAACGTACATACTTTTCCATATCGGAAACCTCCCAACGCACACAAAAGGTTGTGTATTAGTGGGCTTGACTAGGGGTAAAGACGTTGTTAATAACTCTAAGGTTGCAATGGACTTACTTATAAAAGAAATTCTTACTTTAGGCGGCACAAATATTAAATTAATAATTAAAAAAAAACGTAAAATGAGAAAATGGCTAATTTATCAAACACTAAGAAAAATGGTGTCAAGTAAAAAATTCCTTTACACTGTTATAGGAATAATCGTACAACTATTAAGCGACAACTGGGGAATAGATCCTGAAGTATCACAAAACATTCTTTATTCTTTAGTGGCTCTAGTTATCGGTCAGGGAATAGCAGATGTTGCTAAGAAATAATCGGTACAGATTAAAACCTAATGAAGTAGAAGTAATTAAGAAAATGAGGGAAGCTGAAACTAGAAACATTCTAGTTATTGGCGACCTTCATGAACCTTTCTGCTTAGAGGGTTATCTTGAATTTTGTAAAGAACAATACAAGATTCATAATTGCAATCAAGTTATCTTTATTGGAGATATTATTGATGCTCATGGATTCTCTTATCATGAACCTGACCCTGATGGTATGTCTTCAGGACTAGAACTTGAAACGGCTATTAAGAAAATAGCTAAATGGTATGAGGCTTTCCCTGTTGCTGATGTTATGATAGGTAACCACGATAGAATGGCTAGTCGTAAGGCTATGTCAGGTGGTATTCCTGCAGCTTGGATAAGGTCTTACAATGAAGTATTAGGAACTCCTAATTGGAATTGGACTGAGTCTGTTATATATGATGACGTACTATATGAGCATGGAGAAGGAGGTCAAGCAGCAGCCAAATCTAAGAACAACTTGATGTCTTCTGTTTGCGGTCATACTCATACACTAGCTTACGTTCAATGGTTCGTTGGTAAACGCTTTAGAGTCTTTGGTATGCAAGTTGGTTGTGGAGTAGATTGTACTACTTATGCAGCAGCTTACGCTAAGAACTTTAAGAAACAATCAATCGGTTGTTCAGTAGTTTTAAATAACGGAACTTTACCAATTAATCTATTGATGCCGTTGTAGGGGTTATATATGCGTTCTAAGACACTTTAACCACAAGTACAACCTAATACACTAGACAGGACTTAAAACCTCTTGTTTAGTGTTTTAGTATATACCTATCTGATAATTGTTAATTGTTAATAACTTTGTAAATAAACTTGTTAATAATTGTGTGAGTAACTATTTTGTTGTATGTTTGCACCATAATTAATCAATACAATATTATGAAAAACTTTAAGGTTACAAATTTAAAAAGCAAAGTAGTTCACTATCTGAACGAAAGCGAAACAAAACAATTCTTTACTAGAAATTCTTTAGGGAACTATAAAAAGGAAAACGTACAGACTCTAAAAAGAGAAAGTGATATTAAGTTATACGATAATATACTTTTCACACTTGGTTCTTTTATCGTATTTTACGTTCTAATTTTTGCAATGTGTTATACTTTTTCTTTTATTGACTCTTTAATATTTTAAAAATGGAATTACTAAAAACAATAAAAGTGAATGAGGTAGTAAACAATATTACTACGTCAGTATTAGATGGTACTATAAACCCATTAGAAGCTATTGTAAGCCTTAAAAAGCTAGAAGAGATAGTAAAGAAAGCAAAAGCTAGTATAAACGAATCAGTAATAACTGAAGCTGCTAAGTATGGTAAAACTTTTGTCTATGCTGATGCAGAGATAACTAACAAGGCTAGTGCTGGTCGTTATGACTACTCAAATATCATTGAGATAGTTTCAAAGGAATTAGCTTTAAAGGCTTTAAAAGACAAACATAAGGCTGCATTAAAAGTTGATGTAATTGACTTGGATACAGGCGAACTAATACAAGCACCAATTTACAAAGGGGGTAAAGAGATTATCTCTATTAAATTAAATAAAGAAATATAATGAAAGCAGAAAAAAAACAGGACTATTTAATAGCTATACAAAGCGAATTAAAAGCACCTAAGAACCAATTTAACAAATTCGGTAAGTATAAGTATCGTTCGGCAGAAGACATCTTAGAAGCCGTTAAACCACTTTTAAATAAGTATGGTTGTTACTTAACTATTACAGAAAAGACTGAGGAGAAAGCAGGAATATTAGTATTAACTTCTAAAGCTACTATCTCTGACGGAGAAAGAACTATCTTTGTGGAGGCTCAAGCAGGTATTAATCCGAATAGAAAAGGAATGGACATAGCACAGTCTTTTGGAAGTTCTAGCAGCTATGCAAAGAAATACGCTCTAGGTAACTTATTCTTATTAGATGACACTAAAGACGCTGATAGCAATGCAGTAAACGAACCTATTGCTAAAGTATCTCAAAATATTAAAATGAACGGCAGGGTTTTAGAAAACTTATTAAAAGGAATATCAGAAGGAAAAGCTGAAGATGTAAAGGTAGCAATGAAGAAGTATTCAATGACTAAAGACCAAGAAAATGCATTGAATGTAATGATTAACACAAATACAAAATAATTATGGAATTTAAAGGAACAAAAGGAAATTGGGAGGTAACATATACTTGTGAACTTGAAACATCTATTGCGTGTGGAGATTTAAGAATAGCAGAGGCTAAGCATTATGAAACTCTTAATGACCCAATAGAAAAAGAGGGCAAAGCAAACGCTAAACTAATAGCAGCTGCACCTGACTTGTTAGAGGCTTTGCAGTCTATATTGTTAAATGGTCATTCTAAAAAATCAATACTTAAAGCAGAGAAAGCACTTATAAAAGCATTAAATTAAACAATAACCGAGAAAAGTCCTACTCAATAATTATAGGCGAAATAAGAATGGATGTAAAAGGAACAGTAACAAGAATAGAATCAGTAGAGTCAGGAACTTCTAAAGCTGGAAAAGAATGGAACAAGCAAGTAATTGTAGTAGATACAGGAGCAGAATATAATCCTGAGATTGCAGTACAAGCGTTCGGAGATGACAAAATTAAACAATTGAGTAAACTATCAGTAGGAGATGAGGTTTCAATTCTTTGTAATGTATCTTCAAGAGAGTACAATGGAAAATACTTTCACAATATTGATGGGTATATGTTTTCTAAAAATACTCGTAAAGCAAATGCTGAAGTAGTAGTAGAAGATGAATCTGACGATTTACCATTTTAAGATGACTGATAAACAAAACTTTAAAGACCTTTGCAACCTTACTACTGAGTTAGTAGGGTTGCCTAAAGGCTCTCTTTCCAAAAGGTCTAGGGAACATAAATATCAAATACCAAGAGCTGCAATTTGCGTAATAGCAAGACAGGAAGAAGGTATAAATAAATATGTTATAGGTGCAGGAATTAAAAGAGATAGAACCAGTATAAATCATTATGAGAAAAAGCACAAGTCAGACTATAAGACTTTTCCTGCATATCGTAAGGTATTTATAGATCTATACATAGCTTACTGTAGTCATAAGAAACAAAAGCTATACTTTAAGACTCAAAAGGATTTTCAGGACTTGTTAGATAAGAACAACATAAAGTCAAGTACAACGTACAATACTGAATTAGTATTAAGGTCAGGAGATTTCTATGTAGTTTTACAATTATCACACCAAGACTTCTATAATGTCATAGAAATTATTAAGTTTGCACTCAAAGAACATCATTATGAATATAAAGTAATCTAATGAAAGAGCAACCAAATTACTACGCAATACTATCAGCAGAAGTTAGATATGACAATAGGCTAAAGGCTAATGTAAAGTTATTATACGCTGAGATAACTGCTTTGTGTAATATGAATGCTGAATGTTTTGCTAGTAATAAATACTTTGCTGAATTGTATGGTAAAAGTAAAACATCAATATCAATTTGGATAAGTGAATTGGTAAAATATGGTTACATTAAAGTACACTATACTTACAAGGAGGGTACTAAAGAAATCTTAAATAGGTATATAAGTATTCTTAAAGGGGGTATACAAGAAAACTTAAACACCCCCTATAAGAAAACTGTAAAGAGTAATACTACAAGTAATAATACTATGAATATTAATACTAAGGGGAGATTTTTAAAACCAACAATAATTGATATTAAAAAATATTGTACAGAAAGAAAAAATAATGTAGATTGCGAAACATTCTTTGACTTCTATGAAAGTAAAGATTGGTTGATAGGTAAAAACAAAATGAAAAATTGGAAGGCTTGCGTAAGAACTTGGGAGAAAAGAAATAAAATTAATAATAACGATAGAACTACAGCACATAGATTTGAAGAAGATGAAGACTATGGGGATGGAGTTCTTTAAAAAAAATAATTATGAGAACAATAGAAGACACGTTTAAATTAGAAAACTTCCTTCAACCTAAGATGTACAATAGGTACAGACTAGGAACTAAAGAAGAACTAAAGGAAATGTTTATTAAGGCTTTTAAGCACTACGACCAAACAGTAGATGAATATGTACACCTACCAGCTTATGACGAGATTATAGACTGGATGGTAGACACTAAAGGCAGAGGGTTAATTTTAATGGGGACTTGTGGACTAGGTAAGTCTACTATCTTAAATTACGTTCTTCCTGCAATTTTTTACGTTAAGGTAAGGAAAAACTTGAAAAGCATATCGGCTAAAGACTTGGGAGTTATCGAGAAAAGTCCTTCTCCTTTTATTATCATTGATGACTTGGGTACTGAAAGTATTAAGAATGATTACGGAACTAAGATTGATGCAGCTGTTGATGCTATAGCCTATGCAGAGGATAGTTCAAAGACTTTACTAATAACAACTAACTTAGGTAAGATTGGATTAGAAAAGAGATACGATAAACGAACCTATGACAGATTAAAAAAATGTAGAAGTGTAGTTATATTAGGCGAGAGCTTTAGAAATTAAAGATATGAAAAAAACAATCAGTAAATTAAAAAAAGAGTTAGACAAGTGGTTTAGTCTTTACATAAGACTGAGAGAGGCTAACGAATACGGCTATGTACAATGCACAACTTGTCCTACAGTAAGATTCTATAAAGACGGAATGCAGAACGGACACTTCCAAAGCCGTAAACACATGGCTACAAGATTCCATGAGGTAAATTGTTCTACCCAATGTATAAAATGCAATATGTTTAGTCAAGGCGAACAGTATAAATTCGGATTAGCTATTGACTCCAAACATGGAGAGGGAACAGCAGTAGAATTAGAATACTTAGCTAGAACAACCTTTAAGATTTCAAGAGCTGAGTATGAAGAAAAGATTACTTACTATAAAGACCTTGTTAATAACTTGAAAGCTGAAAAGGGATTAGATTAAAAAGTTTACTATCTTTGCAATATGACAGAACCAATTTACGCAAATCAAGAACACCGAGTTATAATAGAAAGTTATATAACCATGTGTAAAGAGTTCGCAAAGGATGTAGGAACGATTGACAGATACGAAAACTATTTAGAAGTCCTAGACATTATAATTGAATACTCAAACGCATACGGAGCAACACCTAGAGAAAGTAATTGGTGGGATTGGTTAATGATAATACCTATTAACTTATCTGTAATGACAAACGGATATTTCGCAGGAATAGAAACAAAGAAGAACGCAGCAGTCGTTAGGTCATATCGTTTAATATTAAATGAACTTGTACAAGATACTGTAAATAAAATTGATGGACTTGAAACTATAAAGGAATGAAAGAAATATACAAAGAGATTTCAAAGCTAACCCCTAAGTTTAGGACTATGGCTTACGGACTTAATACTGATGAAAATGAAGTAAATGAGGCTGTACAGGAATTAATGTTATATTTACTACAAGCGAACCCTGAAGTTATAAAGAAAATTTACGATAAGGATGGAGTAGAAGGAATTACAAAATACGGAGCAGTAGCATTAAGACGAGCTTTAACAAGTCCAAGAAGTAATTACTATTATAAGTACAGGAAATATTACACACACATAGATAGCTTAACAAGTGAAGTTACTTATACCGAAATGGAGTCAGGGGAAGAAAAGCCAGGCAAACACCTTTATAACCTCCCTAACGACATAGTAGATAATTATCAATGGACTAGCCTAGAAAAGATAGATAGTGCATTAGATAGCTTCTCTTGGTACGACACAAAGGTCTTTCAGTTGTACTACTATGAGAATAATACTTTAGACTCACTAGCTGCGAAGACAGGAATAAGTAGGAACAGTCTATTCACAACAATAGATAAAGTAAGGGAGCAATTAAAACAAAAGCTAAGTGAATAAATACTTTGTATCTAAAGAAGTTTATAAGGATAGAATGAATATCTGCAAGGGATGTAAGTATTACTTTAGTCCTACAGGAAATTGCCGAAAGTGTATGTGCTTTATGTCTGTTAAGTCTTGGATTGCACCCTTAGGATGTCCTAAAGACTATTGGCTTAAAACTACTGACATTGAAACAATAAAAGATTTATCAGAAATACCTAGCGAATTAATAAAAGAAATTGTAGATTTGTACCCTAACTTAAAGACTGGAAGGGCTAAAGACCAAGAGACTAAAAAGAAAATGATTGAACTATATAACACGATCTATGGAAGTAATTACTCAGTAACCACAAGTTGTGGGAGTTGTATCTCAGCTTGTTTTGATGGAATAAAAAAGATATATAAAGAATACTCTAATGAACAAAACTAATTAATAAAGGGTAAGACCTACAAAAGCATTTAATTAACATTAGAGGAGTAGAGGGGGGGTATGGCTACCTCCCCAACACAAACTAAAAAGAAATGGAAATAATAATATCAGATGCAGGAGATGAACAAGAAGGAATGTATATAACTTCAATATTATAAGTGCATTTAAAGGCTAAAGTGCAATCATAGTATGTAAGTAGATATAATAGAGGTAAGCAGTAGTTGTTTTAATTATTATCACTACTTAAAATGTTTGGAATGTCAATAGATGCATATAGACCTAAATAAAAAAACAATAAAGGTAAAACCAATGATAAAGAATGTAAATGCATATAATAAGTCCAGTTTTTTAACTAATATACTGGACAAAAGTAAACGGATAGGTTTACAATAATTAATAAAAGTAAACTTGTAGGTTTACTAAAACAATAGATATGGGTAATTACTTAGATGGATATGAAAAAGAATTATGCAGTAATTGTAATATTAAAAGAACTAAAGAGGGTTTTGATGGTTGCTTAGGTTTTTTAGGAAAGTCAGTCTCTAATGCCTGTTGTGGACACGGAGAAGATAGAGAGGCTTATATACAATTTAAACATAAACATTCTAAAAAAGAACCTAATAGGTATAGAATTGCAGGTAAAGTAGCGTTAGATTGGGTTGAAAAA